CCCCCCCCAGCCACAACTCAAGACTCCGGTGCCAAATGCAACGAAGCCTATCTCAGCCGCCCCCGCTGCCACCGCGCCTTACAAGCCCCGCAAGGAGCAATACTCCGGACCTCACTGCCTTCTCATGGGAGAGACCGGAAGCGGCAAGACCGACTCCCTACTCACCGTCATCGAAGCCGGGCTCGAACTCTTCGTTCTGGTCACAGAGCCTACTGGGGCCGAGTCCCTCATTGACTCCTGCGAGAGACGCAAGCTCGATATCTCGAAGCTCCATTACGCCATCGTCCCTCCGACGGCTCGAACCATTGATGCACTACTTGCACAAGCAACACTTGTCGCAAGCAACGACTTCGAAGGTCTCGCGAAGCTTAAGCCCGTCGGCAATCGTCGCGACTCGCAGTGGTTCAAGATGCTCCACAACATCAAGAACTTCCACTGTGACCTCACGGACAAAGACTTTGGTGATGTTACTACTTGGGATGATTCTCGGTGCATCGCTATCGATTCTCTTAGTGGCATCTCAATCATGGCCGCTGACCTGGTGAAGGGCGACAAACCCTCAATGCACCAAGGCGAGTGGGGAGCCGGAATGTCCATGATCGAGACACTTTGTCACACACTCTCTAGCTCACAGAAGTGCATGTACATCATGACCTCGCATATGGACCGCGAGCCCAACGAACTCACCGGTGGCACTCAAATCACCGTTTCGACCATGGGGCGCAAACTCGCTCCGAAGCTTCCTAGGTTCTTTTCTGAGGTCATTATGTCTTACCAGTCCAACGGCAAGTTCCTCTGGAAGACCTCGGACCCCAGCGCCGCGCTCAAAAAGCGCGCACTTCCTTTAGGCTCGGACCTCGCTCCAAGTTTCGTGCCTATCATTGAGGCGCACAGGCGCCGGCTCAAAACGACGGCGGAGCAGCGAGCACAGGCAGGAACTGTGTAAGCTATTGGTGGCCGTCTTACAGCCGTGACAGAAGGAGACTCGTTATGTAACTCCCTCCCATGAAGTACCTCTCAGGGAGCCAGAGGCTATGATCACGCAATCGCTACTCGATCTACCCCACCTCTGGCTCCTCACTTCAAGGACAACACAGACAACCTTTAGGAAACATAAAATGGTTGACAACGTAAACGACCCCTTCGATATGGATGCCTTTATGAACGCCGCCGAGGAAACGGCTGCGCTCGACACCGAGTATCGCCCAGTCCCCCAGGGCAAGTATCTCGCCGTGGTCGAAAAGGTCGAGGGACGTCGGACCACTTATACGGACAAGAAAACTGGTGAGGAAAAGGTCGCCACCAACCTCGACGTCACCTGGGATATCCAGGACGATCAAGTGAAGCTCGATCTGCAACGCGAGAAAGTCACCGTTCGTCAGGGACTCTTCCTTGAACTCAATCCGCAGGGCAAGATCGACACCTCGCCGGGAAAGAACGTCCGCCTCGGCAGACTGCGCGCCGCACTTGGCCAGAACACTCCTGGTCCGTGGAGCCCGATGTCGATGCAGGGCTGCGGACCTTGCTACATCACCGTCACTCACCGCGAGGACAAGCGCCCCGGCAAGGAGGCAATCTTTGCTGAGGTCGGTACGGTTGAGCCTGTCAACGCATAAACCCGCAACGCTGAGATAGGCTCGAGGAGACAGAGAGGGTATTGGTGGACTCTACCTTCTCTGTCTCCACTTCACTTTAAGAGGGAAAGAAATGAACTTCATAAAATTAGGTGAATTTAATGTCGCCGAGGAACGCCAGCGGAAGGAAGTCCCCGAAGCCCACATCACCGAGCTCAAACGCTCCATCCTTAACAAGGGTCTTCTACATGCACCCGTGCTGTACGAAACCCCGAATGGCCTTGCACTACTCGCAGGGGGGTGCCGCCTTCGTGCAATGCGCGAGCTGCACGAGGAACACCTTCCTTTCCATTTCAACGGTCAACAGGTTCCAGCGTTTCACATACCGTTCGCCCGCATACGTGATCTCGATCCGATTGAGCTTGAAGAAGCTGAGCTCGAAGAGAACGTCATCCGGGCGAACCTCACCTTTCTCGAAGAAGCTGCAGCACGCAGTAAAATCCATGAGCTACGAAAGCTTCGAAATCCCGCCCAGACAGTTAAAGACACCGCGCAGGAAATCAACTCGAAAGTCGCCGTTGCGCCCGGACAACCCGAGCCCACCGTCAACGGCACGAGGCAGAAGCTCGCGCAACAGCTCCTCGTCGCGCAGCACTTAAACAACCCCAAGGTCCTCGCGGCCAAGAACCTGAAGCAGGCTTCTCGCGCCGTCCTCGACGACATCGAGGCGAAGTCTCGCGCAGCCCTAATAGAGCGCGGCGTCGTCACCCCGTCGAAGCACAAGCTCCTACACGGAGACTGCCTCGAAATTCTTTCAACCATTCCCATAAACTACGTCGACTGCATAATCACCGATCCTCCCTATGGCATCTCCGCTGACGTCATGAAGCGCGAAGCCCACGGACATTGGTACGAGGACGGAGCTGAATATGCGCTCAAGATTAACAAGTATATTATCGAACGTGGCTTTGAGATTTGCAAACGGGAGGGCAACCTATTCCTCTTTTGCGACATCGAGCATTTTGTTGAACTCCGCGATCACGCTAGTCGAATGGCATGGTCCGTCAAGAGAACCCCTCTTATCTGGCGTAAAGGTGAGACCGGCCACGCGCCTTGGGGCCGGGAAGGTTTTGCTCGCACTTATGAGATTGCACTCTATGCAGTCAAAGGGCAAAAAGGACTTTACGTTAACGGAGGACCTGATTCGTTCTCTATTGATCGTGTCCGCAAGTCTGAGCGAGCACACGCAGCCGAGAAGCCTGCTGAGCTCTTCCGATACCTCTTGGCTAAAGCCTGCCTTCCCGGTGACGTGGTACTTGACCCCTGCTGCGGATCTGGTCCGGTCTTTGATGCCGCCTCCCAGCTCTCCTTACAAGCAATCGGTATTGAGAAGTCTCGCGATTACCACCAGCGCGCCCTCATCAGAATGGCCGACGCTGAACAGCAGACTCTTAACCCAGATAAGGAAGCGCTAGATGAACTCTTCGACATCGAGCCGCTTGAAGACGAGGTTGATACAGGCGAATCGTACGAGGAGCAGGCGCACGAAGAAGGACCCTAACTCTTTCAAGCTCGAAGAGCTTGAGACAGCTTATCTCGACGGTAAACAGTTCTGGACGATCTACGGCGAGAAAATAATCGAAATCGCACCTTTCATTTCTTGGTGGCAGCTTCAAGATTCTAAGATCGTTCGAATGCACCAAAATATGTACGCTCACTCAATGGGGGAATGGCATGAATGGCTCCGAGGTTGTAAAGAAGCCTTCGACAATGATCCGCAGCGAGCACTCGCCGCAGCACACGAAAGGTACTAAACGTGTTAGACCCCCTGATTATCCGCCAACTGACGATCTCTGCAATTGTAGCAGTTGTCGTCGGCGTTAGCCTATTCCGCTTTCTACGTCGCTCACCCCGCAAGAAGAGGCATCCGCTGCAAGATGGTCCACCTGACAGCCGAACACCGCCCCGTGTCATCATTGACCCAGCTCCCTTCTCCGGTGACAAGCCATGAGGATACACAACGTCTATTTCAATTCACCCGAGGACCTAGAAGGGCTCAGGTGCTTGTTGTCGGAGAGGCGTGGGGATGGAACGAAGCTCAGGCTCGGAAGCCCTTTGTCGGTCCAGCCGGACACATGCTTGAGTCTATTATGCTCGAAGCTGGATTGGACCCCCAGCAATGCTTATATACCAACGTTATTTCAGCTCATCCCCGAAATAACGACTTTTCGGAATTCCTCCATCCGATTAGTTCGAAGAAGCCTGATTTCTACGGAGTTCATGCTAAGCCAGAGCTACTTTCCGGACTTGAAAATCTTCGTCGGCTCATTTCAATTGTTCAACCTAAACTTATCATTGGCTGCGGTAACATCCCGCTCTGGGCACTTACTGATAAGGCTTCCGTGGCCACGTCTCGAGGATTTAGGTACCCTGGAGGTATCACCAGCTGGCGCGGTTCACAGCTCCGTACTCGGATCGATATGGGAGGCGTTCCCTTCCTTCCGATCATCCACCCCAGTGCGATCACAAAGATGTACGGATGGCGTCACCCTACTGTTCACGACCTCAAGTCGCGCGCAGCTCGGTTCCTCACGGATCGTCTCGAGTGGGAGAACCCGTCTCCGCCTGTGGCAATTCCTCGACCCAGCTTCAAGCAAGTCTCAGAAGAGCTTCATACACTTCTCGCCCACCTCCGCGCGGGTATCGAAGTGGACATCGCGGCCGACCTCGAAACATGGCGTCGCCGGTGGATCAACTGCATCGGGTTCTCCTGGCAGCCAACCGCCGGCACACGATCACCAAGATCGATGTGTATAGGTCTCTTCGACTTCGACGACTCCGGTCACCTTGTCGATCGCTTCACAGAGGACCAGGAATGGTATATATGGCTCTACTTGAAGGAAATCTTTTCTCACCCCTTATGCCGAGTGATTGGTCAAAACTTTCAATACGACGCCCAATTTTTCTGGCGAGTCCTCCGCCTCCGGGTTATTCCTACGTACGATACGATGGTTATGCACCATCTACTTTTCCCTGGGACACCCAAGTCTCTGGACTACTTGGCAAGTTTGTATTCAAATCACTATGTTTATTGGAAGGACGAGAGCCAGGACTGGAATGGCAAACTCGACACTATGAGCTTGTGGACTTACAACTGCAAGGACACGCTTTACACCCTCGAGTGTGGCCGGCTATTACGGCGCCTGGTGGAGCGCGCTGGTATGTCGAGCCATTTGAACGAGAGAATGGAGGACTGGATCACAGCATACGAGATGGAAATTACCGGATTCGGTGTCGACTTACACCGGCGAGCGCAATACCATTCACTGCTTAAAGCTCAGCTTCAAGAACATCACGACTACTTAATGGCCTCCGTTCCGGAGGACCTTCAGCTCTCTGAGGGGGGTGCTGCGTGGTACAATTCGAGCCCGCTCTCAAAGCACATCTTCTATGAGATATTGGCTATTCAGCCAATTCTACATAAGAAGACCAAACAACCCACTCTAGACAAGGAGGCGCTACCCACGCTTGAGAAGCGTGCACCTTACTTGAAGAACCTCTTTAAGGTTCTCAAGCAAACACGTCAAATACAATTGTTCATCTCGACCTTTATTGAGATGAACTTGCGTCCGTGGGATCAACGGTTCTGTCCCACCTTTAACATCGTAGGGACCGATACAACAAGATGGTCGAGCTCAACTAATGGCTTTGGGGAAGGCACCAACGGCCAGAATATACCACAGGGGACGGAGGACTGAAATGGTTCGGGGCTTCCGTCATATCAAAATGGGGCACAAGATGCAACAGAACTACTATGGACCAAGCACACCAGGTTCCGACAAGGTCCATGAAATGAAATACCGGGGCAAGGGGGAAACGTTCCGCGAGGCAATGACCCGCGTGGCGAGTGCACTTCAAGACTCGGAGGATCACTTTGTTAACTTTCGCGACTGTCTGCTCAATATGCGGTTCCTCCCAGCTGGTCGTATCCAAATCGCCGTTGGTACTTCGAGAGGACTTACACCCTACAATTGTTATGTATCTGGAACGATCGCTGACTCCTTTGTGGACGGTGCTTCATGCATCATGGATCGAGCCAAAGAGGCTGCATCTACGATGCGCCTGGGGGGAGGCATTGGATATGACTTCTCTACTCTCCGGCCTCGTGGCGCTCTCATTAAAAAGCTCAACTCCAAGTCTAGCGGCGCTGTCTCGTTTATGGGTATCTTCAACGAAGTGTGCTTGTCCACCGCGTCGTCGGGGCACCGCCGCGGAGCCCAAATGGGAGTTCTTCGCGTCGATCATCCGGATATCGAAGAGTTCGTCCGAGCCAAACAAAACTCCCATCGGCTTACAGGTTTTAACATCTCGGTTGCGATAACCGATGCATTCATGCAAGCGGTGAAAAAGAATGAAGAGTTCCCACTCACCTTCGAAAGCCAGGTTTACTCCACAATCAACGCCCGCCACCTTTGGGAGCTCATCATGCGCTCCACCTATGATTGGGCAGAACCTGGAGTTCTCTTTATCGACAATATTAATCGACGGAACAATCTACATTATTGCGAAAGGATCGCAGCTACAAACCCCTGCGGGGAGCAGCCACTTCCTCCATATGGGGCATGTCTGCTTGGAAGTTTCAATCTCCCCAAATATCTCAAGCAAGAGAAACTTGGTGGCGCGTATTCCTTCAATTGGCACCGCCTCTCTCTGGATATACCCCACGTTGTCCGGGCGATGGACAACGTCGTGGATCGTGCACGATACCCGCTCCACGAACAGGAACAAGAGGCTCGTCGCAAACGACGTATGGGACTCGGAGTCACTGGTGCAGCTAATGCAATTGAGGCTCTCGGTTCCGACTTCCGATATGGTTCTGAAAGCTTCATTCATCAGCTTACACTTATCCTCAATTTCATCCGCAATGAAGCTTATCGGGCTTCTTCTGCCTTGGCGCGAGAGAAAGGGTCTTTTCCTCTGTACTCCAGGGATTACTATCTAGCCGCCGACACACCACAACAGCTCTCTGAGGACGTCTATGAGTCAATCTACGAACATGGCATTCGCAACTCTCACCTACTTTCAATCGCTCCAACGGGCACAATTTCACTATGTGCTGACAACGTATCAAGCGGCATTGAGCCTGTCTTCAGCTATCATCAACGGCGCGTCCTCATGGAAGAGCACGGACCCGTCGAATACCAGTTCGAAGACTACGGACACAAGTTCCTCGGCGTCGAAGGTCGTACCACTGAAGACTGCGCGATCGAAGACCATCTCAAAGTCCTCGTCTGCGCTTCACACCGCGTCGACTCTGCGGTCTCCAAAACCTGTAACGTCCCGCAGAACATCGAGTGGAGTGAATTCAAATCCATCTACGAGAAAGCGTGGGAAGCCGGCTGCAAAGGCTGCACCACTTATCGCAAAGGAGGAATGCGTGAAGCCATCCTGACGGACGCTGACGAAACGGCAGAGAGCTCTGAGGACGAGGGCTCATCCTGCGAAATTGATCCAGTAACGGGGGTACGTAGCTGTGAATAACGAGGTGAATGATGCCCAAGGGCAAACCAAGAAGACTGTTTCCTTCACTGTATACCAACTCTGGGTCCTCGGCTTCTCTAGCCGCGCGATCGCGCAACTCCTACAGACGTCGACAACCACGGTCGACAACTACATCTACCGATGGAAACACCGCCTCGCATGGCAGCGCTATCAACGGGAAGGTAGACGCCGCCGTTCTGGGTGGCACGTCTCCGAAGTCGACGGATCGTATTACCGAAATGTTGACGGAGCGCGGGAGCCGGTACGGGGAGTTCTGGCATCACGCCTGCATCACGCAAGATTTAAAGATGGTGATGCGGAAACGCCAGACTGGCGGGCGCCTCCGCGAGTGGCACGTCGAAGCGCTGGAGATGATCTTCCACAAGATTGGACGGATTCTCAACGGCGACCCAGACTATATCGATAGCTGGGACGATATTGCAGGCTATGCCAAGCTCGTCGCGGATCACATACGCTACACCGACAACACAGGAGTTT